CGCGCGGCGCTGTCGCACTGCCCGAAGATTCTCGACATACCGTAGAACCATACCGTTGTTGTGCACGTTGTGTGCTCCTGTCATGAAACGACAATGCGCCAGCACACATCGTGCTGGCGCTACCACTGCCCTAGCGGCCGTATACCGCGCGATCGCGCACATACTGAACCGCATTGAACACATCCATTATCTGTACGCGATCGCTGGCACGGATGCCAGCGTTCATAGACATCCGCGCATCTTGGCACGCGCGATCGCGCATCGCTGGCGCATCATCCGGATAGCGTTCTGCCATACGCAACATGAGGGCGATCGCGTCTTGAGACCATTCCTGTACCATCTTGCTTACTTCCCTTCTGCCCGAGTGCGGTCTGCAAGCGAATAGACCGTTTCGCCGCTGGCGTCCGTTACGCTGGCATATCCGTACAGTGCCGCCAGGATGGCGCATCGGACTTGTGCACGTGCGAACGTCCGTACGCGTTCTGTACCCTTGCCGCTTGCCGTTACTGTGAACAATCTGTGCTCCGTTCCTTGCTACGTATACCCACGCTACACGGCGTAGCGCATCGCTACGTTACCATACGGAATAACGCAGCGCAACGCCATTTTGTGACGGTCGCGTGCCGCATTCTCGCGAGCTCGGTTGCCAGCACGCTGGTGGGAAGAACCGCTTGCGATGCATGCGTGCGGTCGTACATGCCGAAAAGCGATGCGAGCGGCGCGACCGTAGTGCCAGTGCTGGCAAGGGAAAATGGCCGTGCCACGCGCGCGCGTACGCGTATGCACAATGGAATGGCGGTCGCGCGTCTGACGGATGTGCGTGCGATCGTGCCAGCGCTGGCACGGCAGGGGCGTTTGTTAGGGCGGCGGCAAAGTTTAGTCCCCCGGCCCATGCCGCAGGCGGCGGGCTTTGACGCACACACCCCACGGTGCATAGGTTAGGCACCCAACCTGAGAAGGAGCGAGAGAGATGGCAGGACGGCCGGTGAGACGAGCGCGGCTGGCGTTAGTACGAGAAGAGGAAGAGCGAGCGGCGGCAGAAACGCCCCCGGCAGGGGCGAGACGCGGTCGGCCGGAACGCTACACGGCGCTTGAGGTAGCGAAAGCATTGACGGAGAGACGCGGGATGGTGGCGCTGGCAGCGAAGCATCTCGGCTGCTCGGTGCGGCTGCTGAACAAGTACATCGAGAAGTACGCGGTCTGCCAAGTGGCGCTGCATGAGGCACGGGAGCTGCAAGGGGACAAGACGGAAGCGAAGATCTTCGAAGCGATCGACCGAGGGGAGAGTTGGGCGATCACGCTCTACGCGACAACGCAGATGCGGCACCGGGGGTACGGGAAGCAACAGCCGGGGCCGGTGCGGGCGAGCGAAGCGGTGGTGGGGCGGGGAGACCCGATGCTATCACCCCGGTCACTTTCGATCGACTACGAGGCGTACAACCGCGCCTACGAGGAAGCGATGGGTGTGATCCAGGGCACGGGCGAGGCCCGCGATGCCGACACCGCCTAACTTCATCCGGCAAGTGATTGAATCGACGATCGCGCACAACCCGTACATCCCACACACACCGACGCCCCGGCAAGCGGAGTTCCTGGCGTACATGGGCCGGGAGGCGTTTTATGGAGGCTCGGCGGGAGGTGGCAAGAGTCAGGCGCTCTTGATGGGGGCGGCGCAGTTCGTCGATGTCCCCGGGTACGAAGCGCTGCTCTTGCGACGGACGTTCGCGGACCTGTCGCTGCCGGGGGCGATCATGGACCGCTCGCACCAGTGGTGGGACGAGACGGACGCGGTCTGGAGCCGGATGGACAAGCGCTGGACATTCCCGTCGGGGGCGCGGGTCTGGTTTGGTTTCCTGGCGACGGACGCCGACCTGGAGCGGTACCGCTCGGCAGAGTTCAATTTCGTCGGATTCGATGAGACGACGCAGTTCACGAAGCGTCAAGTGCTCTACTTGCACAGCCGCACGCGGCGACTGGTAGGCACCGGGGTGCCGATCAGGCTGCGGGGGGCGTCGAATCCGGGCGGGATCGGACACGAATGGTGTAAGGAACGCTACATCGACGCCAAGAATCCGCGCGAATACCCGTTTTTTCCGGCCAGACTGACGGACAACCCCTATCTGGACCAGAAAGAGTACGAAAAAAGCCTCGACAACCTCGATCCGGTGACGCGGGCGCAGTTACTATCCGGTGACTGGAACGCGCGCTACGAGGGCGGGCTGTTCAAGCGCGAGTGGTACACGGTGATCGATTCGCTCCCCGATCAGGCGTGGCGGGTCCGCTACTGGGACTTGGCGGCGACGAAGGAGAGCGCGGCGAACGATCCGGACTGGACCGTCGGCGTGCGGGTGAGTCGGACGGCACTCGGGCTGTGGACGATCGAGGATGTGCGCCGCCTTCGGGGGACGCCGGCGGAGGTCGAGGCGCTGATGCGCGCCACGGCGGAACTGGACGGCACCTCGGTGGCGATTTATGTCGAGCAGGAGCCGGGGGCATCGGGGAAGATCGTCACCGACCGCTTCATCAGGGACGTGCTCGTCGGCTACGCGGTCTACGCGGTGCGTTCGACGGGGTCGAAGCTTGAGCGGGCGAAGCCCTACAGCGCTCAGGTGAACGCGGGCAATGTGCGGATCCTGCGCGCCCTGTGGAACGCGGCATTCTTCGACGAACACGAAGCCTTCCCGGCCGGGGCGCACGACGATCAGGTGGACGCGGCGAGTGGTGCGTTTGCACAACTCTCGATCAAGCCGGTCGGCATCGCCGTCGCGGGCGGCACACGCACACCCGCCAAACTGACCCTGGCGATGATCCGGTGATGCTTGCAATGGGGCTGGGTGTCATTGGCGCGCGCCAGGAGCGATGAGTCGTGGGGACTCAGGGAGGGCGGCGAGTGATGCTTACAGTGGGTTCACTCTTTTCCGGCATCGGGGGCATGGACTTGGGTTTCCGGTGGGCGGGATTCGAGACGCGCTGGTTCTGTGAGATTGAGCCGTACTGCGTCAAGGTGTTGGCGAAACACTGGCCGGGAGTGCCTTGCTATGGAGACATCCGCACCCTCACCGATGCACCGGCAGTTGATGTTGTTGCCGGAGGATTCCCCTGCCAGCCCTTTTCGATTGCCGGACGCCAGCGAGGAACGGACGATCACCGCGACCTCTGGCCTGAGATGCGCCGCGTTATTGAAATCGTCCGGCCCCGTTGGGTTCTGTGTGAGAACGTGCCTCAGTTCCTCAATCTGGCATTCGCCCGGACGCAGGCTGATCTGGAAGCCCTCGGTTACGAAGTCGGGGAACCGCTTGTGTTTCCGGCTGCGGCTGTCGGTGCACGGCATCGGCGCAGTAGGGCATGGATTGTGGCCCACGCCGCGCCGTTCGGATGCGAACGGCGCGGGCCATCACGGGCGGGGTGGGATGGATTTGCGAACGGTAGTGCTGCTACCGACGCCCCGCTCCCCGTCTGCGGAGCGGGGCGTACGGGGCGACGTGATTCAAGCGGTGCGGGGCAATCCGAACTCGCACTATCGCATGTGGCCGACGCCGACGAGCAGGGACCACAAAGACGTGGGGGATTGCGCGAATGTGCCGGTGAATGGATTGCTTGGCAGGGCGGTCGGCCCTTCCAGGCAATCTGGGAGTCTGAACCCGACGTGGGAAGAGTGGCTCATGGGGTTCCCCATCGGGTGGACCGACTTAGAGGACTCGGCAACGCCGTCGTCCCCCAATGCGCCGAGGTGATCGCCCGTGCCATCCTCGCAGCGGAGGGGCTATGAACGGACAGTACGGATTCGCGCCACAATCGCGCGAGAGCCTCTGTGTCGAAAAAACAGGCGGGTTAGACCAGGTGGGCGCGTCGGGCAAGGAAATGAGCGATGCCACCCGCTACCGCATGTGCGGCAACGGCGTCGTCGCCAACGTCGCGGAGTACATCGCCCGCAGGATCGCGGAGGTGCTGACATGACCGCCCCCACCGCTGCCCGCGCCATCCTCGACGCCGAGCATCCGCCGCTGCGAACCTTCTCATACGGCGGGGGTGTGCAGAGTACCGCCTGTCTCGTCCTCGCCGCCGAGGGGAAGATTGACTTCCCGACGTTCCTCTTCGCCAACACGGGCGACGATAGCGAGAACCCGAAGACGCTGACCTACGTGCGCGAGGTGGCGACTTCGTACGCGGAGGCGCATGGGATTGCGCTGCATGAGGTGGCGCGCAAGGGCGAAACGCTCTATCAGCGACTGACGCGCCCGGAATCACGCTCAATCGACATCCCCGTGTACCTGGGCAGTGGTGCGCCGGGAAAGCGGCAATGCACGGGAGATTATAAAGTGCGGGTGATCGCCCGCTGGCTCAAGGCGCACGGCGCGACCGACGAGAACCCCGCCACGCTCGGCATGGGCATCTCCCTCGATGAGCTGCACCGCGCCCGCACTGAGTTCGATCCGCGTGTGCCGCACCAGCGCCGCGTCTACCCGCTCATTGATCTCCGCATGGATCGGCAGGATTGCGTCAACGTCATTGAGCGCGCGGGACTCCCCGTGCCGCCGAAATCATCATGTTGGTTCTGCCCCTTCGCTCGCAAGTCGCGGTGGCGGGAAATGCAGCGCCACGACCCCGAACTCTTTGAGCAGGCGGTGGAGTTGGAGCGCACGCTGAACGAGCGGCGGGAGACGTTAGGGAGGGACGCGGTGTACCTCACGTCGGCCCTCATCCCGCTCGACCAGGTGATTGTGGACACGGGGCAACAGGAGTTTGATTTCTCCCTGTGCGAGGGTGGGTACTGCCATGTCTGAGGCGCGCGCCATCCTCGACGCCGCCATGAGCGATTCGACGCGCTACCGCATGTGCGGCAACGGCGTCGTCAGCAACGTCGCGGAATACATCGCACGCAGGATCGCGGAGGCGGCCAGTGAGATGGTGGCCCACATGCAAAGCGACAATCGTTCATCAGCGCGCCGCTGATTCTCAGGTGAAGAGGTCGATCGGCGACACGATCGCGGGACGGCGGTTGAGAATCTCAAGGGGGTGACCGATGCCTGAGACGATCATCACCGATCAGATCACGCCGAACGGCCGCGCGGTGACGGTCGCCTATCCGGCCACCGTCGAAGCGGTCGCGGGCGGGCGCTACCTGTGGACGGACAAGATCGCCCGCGCCCTGCCGTGGGCGATCGACGACCTGACGCGCGACTTCGGGGACGATATCTACGACAAGATGTTATTGGACCCGCAAGTCAACGCCTGTCTCGGCACGCTGAAGACGGCGATCCTCTCCGACGGTGTCGCGATCACGCCCGCGATCATCGATGCCGAGGTGCCCGGATACAAGCGCGCGACGACGATCGCCGATTTCATCCGCGCCGACATCGCCCGCCTGACGCCGTCGATCGACATCACGCTCTGGTCGCTCTTGGATGCGATGGCCTACGGCGCGAAGGTGGCCGAACAGACCTACCGGCTGGAGGGCGATCGGCTCCACCTCGCCTCGATCAAAGTCAAACCGCGCAATGTCACCGCCTTCGTCGTCGATAGCTACATGAATATCCTCGGCTTACTGGCGGCGATGCCCGACGTGGCCGCGACACCGATCACCTACGGCACCCTGCTGCCCGATCCCCAGTCCCTGCCCAACTTCCTGCCGCGTGACAAGTTCGTCATTTACTCCTCCTGGCCGAAGGACTCAGATCCGCGCGGCACGAGCATCCTCCGTCCCGCCTACCGACCGTGGTGGGACAAGCAACAGATGAAGCCGGAATATCTGAAATACCTGACGCAGTTCGCGTCGGCCTCGGTCATCGCCACCGCGCCCGAGGCCAATGTCCCGTTCACGACCGACGCCTCGGCGGACGCGCCGCCCAACATCGTCCAGCAGATCGCGGCGGCATTGGAGGGCTTCCGCAACGGCACCTTCGTCGTCTTGCCGAACGGTGCGACGGCGAAGCCGATCGAGGTCGCGGGCGAGGGCGTCCCCTTCATGCACGCCTTCGACCGATTCGACCGGGAAATCTCGACGGCGATCCTGCACCAGACCCTTGCCACCCAAGAGTCCCGCCATGAGACGCGCGCGGCCGCAGAGGTGCATCAGGACATCCTGGCGCTCCTCGTCCGCATGGGAAAGCGCACCGTCGCCCAGGTGCTCAAACACGACGTGTTCTACCCCCTGGTCAAGTACAACTGGGGCGAGGAGAATGCCCGACGCTTCACACCGGACGCGAATCTCTCCGTCGTCGAAGCCGAGGATCTCTCACCGCGCATGAACGCGATCGCCCAGTTGGCCGACAAGGGTCTCATTTTCCCCTCGCAGCTTCCCGAGTTGTTCGCCGACCTCGATCTGCCCGAGGCCAGTCCCGAGGATCTCGCGCGCTACGCGAAGACGTTCGCGGCTCCTCCTGCGCCACCCAGCCCACCGGGGGCAGTCGTTGCTCCCGGTCCCACCCAGCCCGCGCAGGAGCCGTCGCCACCCCGTCAACCTTCACCGGAGGTGTATGCCGCATGAGCATCACACTCGCGCTGGCGTTCAACCTCAAATCCCTCCTCCTGCTGTTCGCCGCGATCGCCTTCGGCTTCCTCGCGATCACGGGAATCATCGGCGCGCCGCGCGACGACTGGAAGCGCGTCGTCAGCTTCGCCGCCCTCTGCCTCGTCTCGATCGCCCTCTTCATCTGGGCGGCGGGTGGGTAGGGTGTCTGACGCGCTCCTGGCATTGAACGCAATCGTTTGCATGTGGGCCGCAATGAACGGCACATCGCAAACGATTGCGTTCACCTGGGGTGGCGGCGAGGGCTTGTTTGCCTTCATCGGCGTCATCTTCGTCCTGCTCGTGATCATCGGTTTTTTACCGGATCGCGCCACCTCAGTTGGCAAAAGGGCGGCAGACGCCTTGAAGTCGGCTTCCACCTCACCGTCTCCGCAGACCTGAAAAACATGCCTGAAGCGGATCCCGCTGAGGTTGCCGAAGTACCGCAATCAATCGGGGGTGACGAGACATGAAGAGCATCATGCATCGCATTCGCATCTTCCTCTTCGCCGCGTTCGTTCTGACGCTCGCCTGGGCGTGCATCGCGGCGCTCGTGCTCACGAGCGTCGCCCGCCACCCCCAGGAGTGGCCGCTGGCCTTCTTCATCGCCGGTCTCGCCGCCATCATGCTCTTCATCATTCTCACGCGCGGGAGGTGACACCATGTCCAAGTGGGGGAGAGCCAGTGCCAAGGAGCGGGAGTCTGCACCCGCGTCTATTTTCTGCGGCCCCGGCCGATCGTTCCCGGTCGCGGACCAGGAGGACGTGAACAACGCCGTCTCCTCGCTCGGTCGCGCGGGCGGATCGATCGCGCCGATCAAGGCGTGCATCATGCGGCGTGCCCACGCCAATAACTGGACACTGCCGAAGGCGTGGACCATGATGTCAAAATCCGGTGTCCCGGTCGCCACGTTCGGCCTCGGAGAGGCGGACACGGTGGGAGACTATGTCATCCGCAAGGGGAAGCTGTTCGAAGCCGGATCCTACCCCGATAAGCAGTTTGAGGCGACGATCGAGGATCTCGTCGTCGCCAGCCACACCTTCATCCCCGTGGACAACGATCTCGAGCACATGCCGACGATTCTCGACGGCAAGCTCGGCACGCTGATGAGTGTCACGCTCTCGGAGGACAACAGCGAGCTGTATGGGGAGGTCGAGATCCCGCGCTGGCTGCACGAGGCGATCGGTGACGCCCCGATCAAGACGAGCCTGACGTGGGACCGCGACTCGATGTCAATCGTCGGCAATGCCCTCGTGATCGAACCGAGGGTGAGTGACGCGGCGATCATGACCGCCTACACCGCGTTCGCCGCCAGCCAGCCGCCCGAACCCGTCGTCGAACACCCCACGGAGAAAACCGCCGTCACCATTCTCTCCACCATTCGCGCCCTGGTGACGGGCACTGACCCGAAGCCGTCTGCGGTCGCTGACCCGCCGCAGACGGCAACCACGCCCGCACGGGCAGAGGAGGACACCGTGACCTTCACGGAATCGGACGAGTACAAGGCGATGCAAGCGAAGATCGAGGCGCTGGAGAAGCGAGACACCGAGCGTGCCGCGCGCGAAGCCTCGCGTGACGCGGAGGTGATCCGTGAGCGAGCGGGTGTCTGGGCCGACGGCGAAATCGCGGCTTTCCGGGCATTACCGGCAGAACGCGAATCCCTCGTTGCCGCCTATGTCGATGCGGCCACGGACGATGCCGCAGTACCACGTCAGGTTTCCTTTAGCCAGGGCGGCGAGACGAAAGAAGGATCCCGCGTCGATGCTCTCAAAGCACGGCACGGCGCGCGCGTCCCGCACACACTCACGAAGGAGCAGCTCGCCGACAGCACCGTGATGATGGCGGCGCGCCCCCAGACCGGCGGTGAGAAGAAGATGGACCCGGAGCGCAAGAAGCGGCTGATCGAGGCGCACGGCTTCGCTGCCAACGACTGACCATTCGTCACCCTCCTGGCATCCCCGTAATCATCCAAGCCCACGACGGGAGGATGGTTCTCCTTTATCGCACCCGCGAAAAGGCAGAGCCGACTCCTCATGTCCCACCTCAGGTGCGACAAAGGAGAACCACATCATGCCGACCTCACCAAGCACGCAGTACTCGGGGATCCGGCTCGATCCCTACATGGATTCCGAGGACTCCGTCCAGACGGCCGTCTCCCTCGTCACGGGCACCTACGTGGCCGGGACGGTGATCGGCGAAGTCACGGCCACCCCCGGTACGTACAAGGCCTACGCCTCGGGCAGCTCCGACGGCTCGCAAATACCGAAGATGCTGCTGGAGTACGGCTGCACGGTGGATGGCTCGGGCAACATCACGATGCCCGGAGACATCCCGGTCACCCGCAAGGACGTGCCCGCCTACTTCGCGGGCACCTTCCGCTGTTCCGACCTCACCGGCCTCGATGCCAACGCGGTCACGGCGGGCGGCTGGCGGCTCGTCAGCGGCTCCGTCTCCACCGGCATCCTCCGGCTCGGATAGCCGCCGTCCCACTTCCCCCATCCCACTTCCCCCATCCCACTCGCACATCCTTACCTGGGAGGAATCATCATGGCGGACGTTATCTACCCGACCAGTACGGAGCTGACCGAGATCGCGCAGGATCTGATGCCGCGTCTTGAGGCCGCTCGCCCAACCTTCAGCTTCTTCCCCCGCGTCACGCAGGACTCCTGGCTCCTCTCGTGGGAGCAAATGGACAACTTCATCGGCTTGCAGTACGCCCGAGGGTTGAATGGTGAACCGACGCGCATCAAGAAAACCGGCGCGCGGCGCTACACGATGCAGCCCGGAGTCTACGGCGAGTTTGAGCATATCGATGAGGAGGAGCTGACGATCCGGCGGCAGTACGGCTCGCTCACCGCCCCGGTCGATATCACCGACCTCGTCTCGGTCGCCAACAGCAAGCTCTTGCAGCGAGAACTGGACCGGCAGGAAGCGACGATCTGGACCCTGCTCACGACCGGGACATTCTCGGTCCAGGGTCCCACCGGCGCGGTCGTCCACACCGACATCTTCACGCTCTCGACGATGACACCGACCGTGCCGTGGTCCACCACCGCGACCGCGACACCGCTCGCCGATCTCCGCGCCCTGGCGCTGATGGGACGCGGCCGATCGGTCAACTTCGCCTCTCCCGCCGAGGTCTGGGTCAATCAGGTCACCGCCAACAACCTGATCGCCAACACCAACGCCAATGACCTCGGCGGCAAGCGGCTGGGACTGGGGACGATCAACAACCTCAATGACATCAACACGCTGCTCACCGCTGACGGACTCGCCCGGATCACCGTCTACGAGGGCGGCTACTACGACGAGTCGAACACGTGGCAGCTCTTCATCCCGAACGGCAAAGCGGTCGCATTGGGTGCCCGCCCCGCCGGTCAGGTCGTCGGCCAGTACCGCCTCGTCCGCAATGTCAACAACGACGGCTTCGCGCCCGGATCCTACTCCAAGGTCGTCGATTCCGGCACCGACGACGCCCCGCCACGCAAGATCGATATTCACAGGGGTCATAACGGTGGTCCAGTATTGTTTTACGGTACGGCAATCGTCCAAATGAATGTTTGATTGACCGTTTGCATGTGACCGTTACAGTCGGTACACGGCAAACGGTCAATCAAGAGGAGGGGGACATGTCCGCATCATCGTCAGCATCCGGTTCCGTCCGCAGAGAGCGCCCCGAGGAGCCAGCGGCCAAGCAGGGTGGCGCGAACTACGTCGTCGTCCATGACACCGTCGGCAATGTCAATCTCGACTGGCGCAAAAATCGCGTCGTCCTCGCCGACGACTACAACGACGGCGACACCGAGTTCCATCCGGAGCGCCAGCTTTCCGAGGGCGCACTGAAGCGCCTCGTCGATCTCGGTGCCATCCGTGATGCCACCAGCGACGAAGTGAAGGCGGCAAACGAGGCGAAGAAGGCCGCAGACGAGGCCCAGATGCCCTTCACGGGCTACTACATCCCCGAACCGCCGCCGGAGACCACCGTCGAGACGAGCGCACGCTCAGGTTAGAAGGTAGGTGCATGATGTCAGTGCCGACCGACGCGCAGATCAAGGCATACATCGTCACCTCGGTCGGTGACATGAATGGCATCGTCGCGGCCAATATCGATCTCATCTGGGATCTGACCGCGCCCTACGCACCGTACCCGCCGCTCCACGAACTCTACGCCACGCGGGCGGCGATCGATCTCCTCGCCGGTCAGGTCTGGCAGTTGGTCGATGCGAGCGTGGACGACACGCGCCAGAACCTCTCGGACATGCACGCCCACCTGATGGACCGCCGCGAGGATCTCGACGCGCAGATCGCCGCCGCCACACCCGTCGCCATGGCCGCTGCGGGCATGGGGGCCAACAGCGGCCAGTTCGTCACCGTCGCGCCGACGGTGCCGCCGTCCGGATACCCGGACGCGAACAGTCCGCGTTATTCCGGTAGTCCCTACGAGCCATACGCGCGAGTGATCCCGTGATGGTGAACCAGAACAGCATCACGAGCGGTGCGTACCTCAACGCCGAGACACTCGCGGATCTGCGCGCGTTGTCGGAGGACACGATGCGCGACGTCTGCGAGATCCACCGTCCATTGAACAACGCCGTCAATGATGACAACTCGCCTGCGGACAACGCGGAATACGTGCAGACGAATATCAAATGTCGGTACATCCCCGTCCTCGTCCGCGCGGAGGAAGCAATCTTCGATCTGCGCGTGACGGGAGAGTTGCGCGCGATCATGCGTTTTCCTCTGGGAACGGACGTCGTGCGCACGGATTACCTCCTGTACAACGCGCGGCAATACGAAATCGTCGGCGATAACGCGGGGCGCACGTTTGCGACGTCCATCGCGTTGACCTTGCGTCAGGTGACGTGAGTCAAGGGGAATGCGATGAGTGCCATCGACCTGGACGTGTCCATCGAGACGGACACGTCCGCATTGGATCGCATACTGGAAAAATCCGCGCGTCTGAACGAAATCCTGAACGCGTACGCGAATGAGATCGTCGCATACGCGCAGGGTATCGTACCCATCGACACGGGCGCGTTGCACGACAGTATCGAAGCGCGCGTCCTGCACGACGGTTTCGTCGTCGAAGCGGGTCGCAATCTTCCCGACGCGCGCGCACGTTTCCAAGAATACGGTTTTCATCATGTCGGGACGAACGCGTTCATCATCAATCCGTTCCTGCGTCCCGCGATGGATTTCTACCGCGACGATCTCGTGATCGCAATCGCGGCACTCGTCGGCGATCTCGCATGAGCGTGACATCGCCGCGTGACAGCGCAATCGACACGCATGCGTTCGTCGTCGCGATTGTTTCTTCCTTACTCGCGGACACGACGGTCACGGGCGGCGCGTCGTTGAACGGTTATACCGGGACAGGAACGCGGATCTATCCGGAAATCAATCTTCCCGCGTCAGAGACGGGATTGGGGGAGGATTTCCCCTACATCGTCGTCAACGCGATCACGACGGCAATCACGACGGATTACTCCTCGTCCTATCTGGACGCGACATTCGATGTGATGACGGTCGATCGCGCGCACACGAAGACGAACTTTCGCGGCGGCACGCAAAACGTCGTCGGCATCGCGCGCGCCGCGTTCACGCGTCTCGTGAACAATCCCCTCACGGTGACAGGGTACTCGTCTGTCCAAGTGATCCCGGAGAACGCGCCGCGCGGTTACTCCAATGTCCAGTCCGGTCTCGTCTTCCGCCAGCGCGTCTCCACGATCCGCGTGATGGGGATGAAAGGATGATGCCGATGCCAACACGCGAATAAAACAACACGTCATTGACGAAAAGAATGACTGACCTCCCACCCACTCAATCAAAAACCGCTCGCGCACAGGCCGTTGGCAGCCGTTTGCGGTGCGATAGCGGCTTTCGATCCACGCAGCACGGAGGTTCATGATGGCGTCATCTGCTACTGTCGCCCCGCCCGCGCCACCGAACGGCGGCGGCGCGCCCCCTGTCGTCTCTCCTCTCGCAGCAGCGGCACCGTTGCCGCCGATCTCCGGTGTGGATGGCTACATCGCGATGTTGAACGGCGCGTCCTCACAAACACTCGCCACGCCGTGTGCGAACATCACGCAGATGCCCGGAGGCGCACATACCTTCCCGGCGAACCAGATTTATCAGGTCACTGACCGGACGAAAAAGATCGGCGATCCCGCCGTGCCGATTGTCGTCTACAACAGCGCCGTCGCGGTCGCCGCGACGCAGTACCGTTGGTTACCGGGCGGGAACTACATCATCTTCTACACGCCGCTGACCGGGACGCCGACGATCACCGCCGACGTGAACTCGATCTCGACCGCGACGCCGACGACGGACATCATGGGTCTCCTGCACGTCTCCAACTGGCAGTTGAACTTGACGGCGACCCCGATCC